CTGTTTTTGGTGTAATAATTGGTATCCTTTTACCATCTACTATCTCATACCTTACAGAAGCTTCTGTTTCTACAAATGACATTATCTGTCCTCCCTGTTAATTTCTAATACTGATGCAACAACATCGACGGCTCCACTAGCCGCTTGCACTTTTAGTATTTCACTTTCTTCCATAATCAACGGTTCTGTTAATACTTGTTCTTTTTGACCAGAAGTTAAATTAACATCATTATCAATTACAAAAGCTGTGCCCGATGCGTTAGTTAAAGTTACTTTTACAACTGCTGTGCTTGCAGCATCCTCTGCAACATTTACAGATTTAACAATAGCTCTTGCATTAGATGGTACAGTATAAAGAGTAGTTAGATCTGTGTTTGTTAAACTTGTTTTTTTATTTAAATATATATTTGCCATTAACCTAATCCTAACCAAGTAAATCGTTCTTGGTCTTCTTTTTGTTGTCTTAAAAATGTAGAGTTTAATTGTTCTACTACAGAAGCTAAAGCTCTGTTAATTTGTCTTTGGTTGTCTTCTGTGTATTCTTTTTTTGGTTCAGGTAATCTTACTACTATCTTTGCCATTATCTTCTTCCGTCTGGTTGTAGATCAGCTTGGAATGTACCAAATCTCCATGATTCACCTGATCCTGTATTTTCTATTTTTAAGTTTGCATACCTTCCTCTAGCTCTAGTGTCAACTTTAGTTGTGCTAGATGTAATTGTAAAAGGACTTAATGTTGTAGCTGTTACATCTTCTGATGGATAATCAGATACTGATATGGTTACTTGATTATTACCAGTCAATACTTTGAAGTTTGGTAAAAATCTACGCATAGCTAAAAAGTATTCTCCAATACCCTGATCGGTTTGTAAAGCAAAATTGTATGATTGTATAAAAGATAATAAAGCTGTTGTACTACCATCTGGATTAATTTGATCTGTACCTATTTCATGTTCAAAGAAAACACTTTGACCTAGTCCTGTTTCACCTACAATTGAAGGAAACGTTCCTGTGTTAGAACTGTTGTATGCTGTTGCATAAGGTTTTGGATAAACTAAAGAGTCAATCCAAGTTGTTCTGTTAAAATTAGTATTGGTGTTATTATACCAGTTACCCATTTCACCTGGGGGTGCTTTGGCGCCGTAATTATAAACTACTGATCTATCATTAAAAGCAGAACTTGATGATGGATACCACCATAAAACTTCTGTAAACAAATTATTTATACCTGCAGTTACTTGTTGTCCTTTTGTTGTATCAATATTGTCGTAGACAAAATCTTCAACAGAACAAGGTAATGAATTTACTGTACCATCAAAAGAAAAGAAACCATTGTTAGACATCCAATATGCAACACCATCTATTTCAACAGCTGCGTTCTGTCCTATTAAACCACAGTTTGTACCTACTTGTTCAAATCCAAATGTAAAAGGTGCACCTACAAACTTCATTGTATAAAGTGCATTGTCTGTCCAGACAAGAATATTTTCTTTTGCAACTAACGCTCCGACGATCCGCGTTCCGTCTTGAAGTCTTTGTGAACCAGCTGTGTTGGTTGCTTGAATAGTATACTCGTTAATACTTTCATCGGCAGAAAATCTAATAAACATATCGTCTTGTGTAGAAGGCGTACCAATTGTTACTTCTGTTCCGAAATGAATTAAGTGTCTTGTTGTTGGTGATATCAAAGTTGTTCGTGTTGCAGTAGGATTGTTTGATGTTTCAAACCCAGATGTTGTTGTTGATGCTCTGTTACCTGTAGGATTAGCAACACCAGCATTCCATGTAAATGTTTTACCATTTAATATTGTAGCTACTAAAACTTCACCAAAAGAGTTAAGTGACCAAAGTCCTGGTTCTAATGTAACCGTAGATGCTTTAACCGCACTACCAAAACCTGTAAAGTCTGTTGCATTTTGAACTACAGCATTAGTGCTGTGAGCTTGACCATTTGATGTACCAGGAGTTGCTGTTCCATTTGTACCTCTAGTAATACCTAAAAATTGTGTAGAACTTTTTGATGTGTATGTAATTAATTCATTTGCTATTGCAATCGTTCCTGCAGATGGAAAATCAGTAGTTGAGTCTACAGTAACAGCGGTTCCCGATCCGCCTGTACCAGCAGTGTCTGCGTTCAACGATCCATCTAGTTCTGTTTGCACAACACCAGTAATAGTACCACCATAATTTCCAATACCAAAACCATAACCATAGTTTTGTGCAGCTGGACCAACAGGTTCATAAGGTTTTAAAGTTATACTACCGCCAGTAGCCACTGTACCAGTTGCAGCTGATCCCATTGTAATGGTAAAAGTTGTTGGCGTAGGAACTGTAATAACTTGAAAGTTTTTATCTTCAAAATCTGATGCTGAAAAACCTGTACCACCTGGTAATGTTACACTATCAAATAAAACTATATCGCCTTCATTTATTCCATGTGCAGCTGAAGTTGTTATGGTAACTGTTGTTGTAGAGTTTGTTGAAAGTGTTGCACCAGTGATACTAGTTTTTAAAGGAGTAATATCAAATAGTTGTCCTTCAAAATAAACTAATAAAAATTTATCTGTTCCTAATGCAACGTATCTATTTCCATCTAAATCTACGAATGCAAATTGTTTTCTTACTACACCTACAATTGTATCTGTAAGAAGAGATTGCCAACCACCTACTTTTTCTGGTAATCCATATCTAAATCTAGTTAAGTCAGAATCTGTCCAACGACCAACAGCACCAACAGAAGTATCCTGTCTATCTATTCCTGGCGCAAATTTAATTTGTTGAAGAGCCATATGTTAGCTCCTATGCTGTGTTTGTTTTGAAAGCCCAGCCTCTAGTGGCATCTACATAAACTAAAGTTATAGCTTGTCCGTTTGTATTTAAAACTAGATTAGATGTCCCTGTGTTAATAGGTTGGCCGTTTCTATCAATGGTTAAGTTATTAGATGCAAAGGTCCCTCTAGTATCTATAATAGTAACTTCATCTCCTACTGCTGGAGATGCAGGTAAATCAATTTCTATTGGGTTAGCTGTTGTGTTAGCGAAAATTTGTGCACCAGCTACGGCTGCGTAGGGTGAGTTAGAATCAGTTATAGTTGCATAACCTTTTTCAATAATTTTTGTTATTGTATTTGTACCATCAGAAACACAAAGTAAAGTTGCTCCTGGCGGGACAGGTTGAGATGTACCACTAGCTGTTAAAACACTTAAAGTATTATTAGCAGTGCCTCTAACTGTTTCATCACTTATAATCCAAACTCTTTCAGACCCTGATGGCATTGTTAAAGTTCTAGCACCACCTAAAGTTCCAGATAGTTTTAAATAAAAGTTTTTACCATTTGATGTTGCACCATCTGATAAAAGTAAAGTTACACTTGAACCAGCCATACTAATGTCTTGATAACCACTAGCGCTTTGTTCTAAAATTTGTAAGTTAGTATTTGTGATAGTACCCCAAAGACCAGCTTTTTCTCCTGTTGCTACTATCTCTAATTTTAAATCTGTTGAAAATGTTGATGCCATAATTTTAACTTGGATCTATTGGTGTCCAAACCATGTTTGCTCCTGGAATAATTTCATTCCATGTTATTATACCCGGCACTTTTGTGTTTACTGTTAGTGGTACTCCACTAGGACTTACAAGTGCTGTTCCTGTTACTGTAACATTTCCAGTGGCTAACGTCAATGCGTTTCCTGTAACCGAAGCATTAGCATCTGCCGTAACGGTAACCGTTCCAACACCTAATGTTAATGGGTTAGCTGTAACACTTACATTGGCTTGACCAGTAATACTTAAAGTACCAAGACCTAAAGTTAATGGATTAGCAGTTGCATCTTCTGTAACAGCATCTGCTATAATACCTACACTACCAATAGTGATAGTTAATTGATTACCTGTTACGACTACTGCTACATCGTTATCGGGTCCTGATGTAGCGAATGGTAATGCTGCTATTGCGTCAAATCCTAAACTCATAATATGTCCTTAAAAGGAGACAGTGAGGTATGTGGTGGAGTCACTGTCTCCATCTAAAGATTATACACTATAATACTATAGTATCAACTCTGTTAATAAAGAGTCAGATCCAAGAGTCCCCTTATAAAAAGTATTAAAAGCTAGACTTATTCTTGTATTTTTACCTTGTTTAGTTTCTACTTGATGTGTTGTAGATGAAGGAAACATAATTAACTGACCTGTTTTTACAGGAAAAAACCAAGTTTCAGAATTCCATAAATTAAATTTTGTGTTATCTATTATAGGTTTGATTTGTGGAATATCAAATTTGCTAAAAAGTATTTTATCATTTTTTATATCTGAATCAAAATATAATACACCAGATACTACTGAATTCGGATGGTTGTGTTTATGATGATATTGATTGGCTTCAGTATAATTTAACCAAGATTGGGTGATATAAAGTTCTATATTTTCTTTAGGACAGATAATAGTTTTTAAATAATTTTCACAATGTTTATTTAAAAACTTTTTAATATTTTTAAATTCTTTTCTATTTAATATGTAACTATCTTTTGTATTTATATTTCCTGTATTTGGAGCACAATGTTTTTTTTGTTCTTTTACAAAATTTAATTCTTGTTTGGTAAATCCTCTATCTATTTCTGTCATATAGATAGGTATTGGAAAAATGTTAGTTATTATAGGTTCTTTTAATTTTTCTTTCATACCACCACATTTTAAAAATACTTATAAAGTATTATCAAGAATTGTCAATCACTTCCCATTGTTGATTTTCTTCATTCCATTCATAAGGTTGACCATCATTTGGATAAGCAACTGGAGGATCCCATCTACAAGTTGTTTCATTTAATGTCCAACTATTATAAAGTTTTTTAGGAATAAAAGCATCTCTATTTTCATCATAAGTCATACCTATACTTGCATGATTTTTTCTTAATGGTGTGCCACCTAATTTATGTTCTCCAGCATAAGTATTGTAAGACGTTTGTTTCCACAAAGACCAGCCTGTTGTACTTTCTAAAAATTGAATTCCAATATTTTCTTGTTCAACTCCGTTAGAATCTTTTAATTCATTATTATGAACTGAAACAACTTGAATCACTTTTGAATTTAAACCTATTTTTGCAAATGATGCCATAATATTTTCCTATGTTACGTATGTTCCTGTTCCTGTAAATGTTAAAACTGTTTTTCCACTAACTCCTGTAACAACTGTTGGACTTCCAGTTGTTGTACCAGAATAATCTGAATCTGGCATACTTAAAATAATAACACC